GTCAGCTAAAACAACAGCAGCAGGTAGCTTTAGTTCAGGAGGAAAATGTCCACATGGAGCTACTAGATACTGGTACCCAAATATAGTTTTAGGAACAGATGTAGGTAATAATTGGAATGGTAATAGTGCTACTACAGGATATACAATTCCTTTTACTGGAGATTACTCTATTATGCTTAACAGTAAACTATATGTTTCTCAAAATAATATTGCTAATGGTAGTAATACATATATGGGAACACAGCTAATGATTAATAGTTCTATTATATCATCTGGAAGTGGATGGATTGGTGGTCAAATAGTTCACAACTCAACATCAGGAGCATCAAATGGGGTTAGTGGAACTTCAACCCATGTTAGAACTCTTAATGCTGGAGATGTAATTTCATATAGAGTTATAGGAGTAAACAATTCTTCTGTATGGGATATGTGGGGTGATGCCGCAGAGATGGTAATGTCTGTTTATCCAGTAGTTTCTGCAATAATACCTGACTATAACTTTAATTTAAGTAAAATATTGCCTTGTACTAAACAAATGGATTACTTAAAAGGATTAACGGAGTTATTTAATCTACAATGGACTGCTGATAAAGAATTAAAAAAGGTAAAAGTTGAGCCGTATAATCAATTTTTCGGCTCAGGAAAAGTAGTAGATTGGACAGGTAAAATAGATACAACTAGCTGGAGTGATAATTATATAATAAAAGAGTTAGCTCAAAGTGTTACTTTTAAATACAAAAAAGATACTAAAGATAAAGGTATAGCAGGATTATATAATTGGAGGGAGCAAAATGGTTTAACAGAATATAAATCTTATACAGAACTTAATGAAAAAAGATTTAGAAAAGAAGTTCTTGAATTAGGTTCAACTGTTTTTAGCTCTACTTATCGTTTTAATAATTATGGATTACAACCTAATCCTAACCAACATTCAAATACACACCCTTATGCTCCAAATGCTTACGCATGGGGTGATTTAAGTTGGCAAAACCCATACTCTTATGATGACAATCCTCTTATGCCTGTTATGTGGGATGAAACTGGAGGTCAAATTAACGGAGATTTTACTTACCGACCTAGCTATAATCCTACACCTAAATTTGGATTAAGAATTTTAAATTATTATGGGAAACAAGATTGTGTAAATTATTTCTTTTTAAAGTCTGACAATACAGTTCAAATGACTAATAAATATCCATATATGGATTGGATAAATGGATGGGATAAAGGAAATCAGATAGATTATTATAATTTATCTTGGGATGATTATAATGATGGTTATGGTTATACTAGTCCTGGATTGTTTAGTAAGTATTGGCAACACGCTTATAATAAAATGAATGGTGGTGCTATGTTAAGAACTTGTACTGTAGCTTTAACTGCTGAAGATATTAATTTATTTGATTATACTGATTTAGTTCATGTAAAAATAGATGGAGTTTCTACATATTGGACTGTACAGAGAATTAAAGATTATATGCCAAACAAGAAACAACTTACTGAAGTTGATTTAATTGAATGGAAATATGACCAAAATTATTCACCTAGAAATAATTCAAAAAAGAGAAGCATTAAAGTAGGTAGTGTTGAGGGAGAAGAAACGATTGCTTATCTGTCAAGATCTGATACTAGAAAATCAAATAAAATTGACTATAAAGAAAAAAGAAATGACACTTTATTAGGAGAATCAGGTTTATCAGTTAATTCAAAAGGAGAAATCGTTGTAGGTGCAGATGAATTAATAGTACAAAGTGAAGATGGTACAATTTGTAATTTAGTTTATACTGATAAAGAGGATTTAAAGAAGTTATATTTAAAAAAAGAAGAAATACAAGAGATTGATAGATATGGTTTAGATGTTAAAAAGCCATATATAGATGAACAAGATGATAATAACTGTTAAAAATTAAAAAACAATGGCTGAAAAAAGCGAAACATTCTATACATTTAGTGCAGACCTTAAGCAATTAGATGCTCTTAATCGTAAGTTAAAAGAAGCGAAAATGAATCTTTCTGCATTGGGTAAAACCACACAGGCTTATGGGAAACAGTCAAGAGCTATTCAAGTAATGACTGGGAAGATGAATCAAAACGCAGCTGCCGCTAGAAAAATGTCTACAGCTACAAGTCGTTTAAATAAAAGGGGTAATAAAATGATTGGCATATTTAAGTCTGCCAGTATAGCTATTGCTTCTGCTTTTGCATTTAGAGCTATAATAGGAGGATTGAGAGGTGTTATTACTACATTTGCTGGTTTTGAAAGTCAAATGGCTGCTGTATTAGCAATATCTGGAGCAACTCAGAAAGAATTTAAAGCATTAAGAGATTCAGCTTTAGAATTAGGAAAAACAACAGTATTTACTGCAACTCAAGTAGGTCAATTACAAGAAGCTTATGCAAGACTTGGTTTTACTGCCAAAGAAATTATAGCAGCTCAAGCTGGTACTTTAGCTCTAGCAGCAGGAACAGGAGAATCTTTAGCAAGTTCAGCTGCTATTGCTGGTTCTACCTTAAGAGCTTTTGGAATTGAAGCTGATCAAGCAGGAAGAGTAGCTGATATTATGGGAGCTTCTTTTACTAACTCTGCATTAAATCTTGAGAGATTTGGTCAGTCTATGAAATTTGTAGCTCCAATAGCAAGAGCTGCTGGTTTTACTATGGAAGAAACTGCTGCTCAAATGATGATACTTGCTGATAATGGTTTGCATGGTTCTTTGGCAGGTAATGCTTTAAAAAATATATTTTTAAGATTAGGTGATGCTAACTCTAAATTAAATAAACATTTAGGTAGAACTGTTCAGGGGTTACCTCAAATGATTGTAGCTTTAAGAGAGATGAAGGATGAGTCTTTTGGTTTAACTGAAGCAACCGAATTATTAGATAAAAGGTCAGCTCCAGCTTTTCTAGCTTTAATTGAAAACATAGATGGATTAGAACAAGGATTAGACACTCTTAATAATGCTGAAGGTGTTATATCAAGGATGGCAGCAATAAGATTAAATAATCTTGAGGGTGATTTTACTTTATTAAAATCTGCAACTGAAGGATTAGGCATTGCAATAGGACAAATATTTAATATAAGTTTAAGAAATTCAATAGAAGGATTAACGACTTGGGTTCAAAAACTAGCTGCATCTGAACCAGCAATGCAAAGAGTAAAAGCTGCTGCTGATCTTATTAGTATAGCCTTTAAAATAATTATTTCAAGATTAGCTGTTTTAAAAGCTGCTGCTGTGTTTGGTAGTATGTATAAAGGGCTTGGTACTCTTGTTACTACTATGAGAGCATTAACTTTTGCTTCAGGTATGGCTGCTACTTCTTTTAAAGCTTTTGGTATAGCACTTGCATCTACTGGAGTAGGAGCTTTTGTTGTAATACTTGGAACTATAATTGGTTACTTAATGACAATGGGAGATGAGATGGGCGAAGTAGAGTTAATGACTAACAGAATGAATACAGCTTTAAATAAAAGTATTAACACTGCAATCTTACTTACTGAAGGAACTCAAGAAAGAACTGCCGCTTTAAGAAAATTAAAGCAAGAACATTCTGAAGTTTTAAAAGGATATGATGTTGAGATAATGAAAACTGAAGATTTAATTAAATTATCAAAAATTCTAAATGAACAATCTGAGTTAAGAGTAAGAATTGCTAGGCAAGAAGATGTTGTTAATGGTTTAAGTGCAGAAAATCAACTTAAACTAAGACAAATTAGAATGGATAAATTGCTTTTACAAAACGCTATTGATTTAGGAGATGTAGCAGAAAAAGATGGTAATATAAAAATGAAATTTTATGCCGAACAAGAAAAAGCAATTTTAGATAATAGAAAGATAGTATCACAAGTAGAAGTAGATTTATTAAATAGTTTAAAGAAACAACTAAATAAGAAAAAATCAGAAGAAAAAGGATGGAATGAATTTAGAGTAGAAGCCAATGGTACAACTAGACTTGTGCTTAGACAATTATATATAGATGAGCTAGAGGATTTTAGGAAATTAACTAGAAGTAAACAAATAGTAGAACTTAAAAAAACAGAAGAAGAATTAGATAATTTAAAAGAGGTACAAGAATATAAGGCTTTACTATTTAAAGAAAGTCAAGCTCTATTAGATGGAGATAAAGAATCAGCTGATGAAGCAAAAAAAGCTGGAAGGGAATTTTTAAAAACTTTTACTGGTAAAGATATAGCTAAGTTTTTAAAGAGAACTGCCGAATGGAAAGATAATGGTGCTAATTTAAATATCACAATAGATGAGATGAAAACTCAAGTTACAAATCTTTCTGCTGCTTTAAAGAAATCAGGTCAAGCTTCAGATTTATCTGCATTAAGTGTTCATAGGTTACAAAGAACAAAAGATCAGTGGAAAGAGTTGTTTAAATTACAAATTTCAAATATAGAAGATCAAGAAACTAGAGAAATAGCATCAATAGCTAACACTAGAAATGCTCAAAAAAGAAAATACGCAGCTGAGTTAGTCCTAATGGAATCTAATGTAAAGTCTTTAAAAACTCAAATGGATGGTAATGATGCAAACCAAAATAAAATAGATAAAAAGTTTTTAGTTAGTAACAGAAATAAATATAAAGTTTTAAAAGCACTTACTATTGAAGGTTGGGCAAAAGCAAATGCAAAAGGTGAAGCAGGACAAAAAGAGAGATTAAGGTTAATGGAAGCAATGTTAGCAGAAGAAAACGCTAAAATTGTAACTAATGGTCTTATCCAAGAAGGGATTGATGAAGATTATAAAAAAAGGATAATAGCTGCCAATATAAAGTTTGATGAAGAAAGAAATCAAAACAATCAAGCAGCTTTTGAGTCTAGGATAGCAAGAGAAGATCAAGGTATAATAAATTTCTTTAGAGTAAATAAAGAAAAAGTAGACCATGCTAATAAAATAGCAGGTGAAGAATTAGCTATTGCTAAAAGAAGATTTCTTAACGGAGAGTTAAATGAACAAGCATACGCAGCAAGGAAGCTAGAAATTGCTGAAGATTTAAGTGATAAATTAAATGATTTAGAAGATGCTAGGTTAGCTAAAATATCAGAAGTTTATAGTATGGCATCTGCTATTGCTATGGAATTTGCTCAAAATCAAGCTGACTTTGCTATCCAGAAATTAAACGAACAGTTTGAAGGAGAAAACGCAGATAGAGAAAATGCTTTTAGAATTAAACTAGAACAGGCTGAAGCTGCTGGTCAAGACACTGCCGCAATGCAAGAACAGTTTGATGATAGTCAAGTTGCTCAAGAAGCCATAAAGGAAGAAAAGATAATGGTTATTAAAAGAAAAATGTTCGTTCTTGAAAAAGCCAATAGTGTTGCAACAGCAATAATTAATGGAGCAGTAGCTATAACAAAGGTTTCTGAACAAACAGGTGTTGGAGCTATTGTAGCAGCACCTCTTATGTCTGCTTTAATAGCTGCTCAAATTGGAATGATTTTATCTAAAAAGTTTGTTGGAGAACAAGGAGGTATTGTTCCTGGAGAGAAGTTTGCTAAAGGAGGAATGGTTCATGGTGCAAGACACGCACAAGGTGGAGTTAAGTTTGCAGTAGGTGGAAGAGTAGCTGAACTAGAAGGTGGAGAAGCTGTTATAAATAGAAAATCTACTAGAATGTTTAGAAGTCAGTTGTCAGCAATGAATGTTGCAGGTGGTGGAGTTAAATTTGAACAAGGAGGTTTAACTCCAGGAACAAATGCAGCTTTAGATGCTAGTAAAGGTAATTGGACTGCTTCAGATATAGCAGGGTTAATAGCTGGATCTATTAACTCTCAACAAGTATATGTTTCTGAATCATCAATAACTAGTTCACAATCCAATGTTTATGTTCAAGAGAGTATGTCCACTATATTTTAATAATATTTAATATATTTACACCATGAAAGATTTAAGAAGATTGTTCTACCAATTAATTTTAGGCAAGGGAATAAAGATAGCTTCTAAGGAGTTGTATGACAAAAGGATGGGTATATGTCGTAGTAACCCTTGTAATGAATATAAGAACCCTCTAGGGCTTAAAGTACTAGAAAAATGTGGTGCTTGTGGTTGTTTCTTAAGAGCAAAAAATAATATAGATGAAAAGTTTATATATTGCCCTAAGAATTGGTGGAAATAAATGGCTAACCACAAAGAGATTATAGATGAATTTTTAGATATAGTCTGGAAAGAATCAGAAGCTAGGTGGGGAGAAGATTTTACTGTTAAAGATTTGGTCTATCATCTTATTGAAAATGGTATAATACCTCCTAAAGCATTAAGAAATTATATGATGTTTAATGATTTTGATAAATTCATAGTAAACAATGAAGGTCATATAGGAAATACTTTTATAGATATATCTATAAGACATGGAATAACTGAGAAGCAATGCCGAAATATAATATATAAACAAAGATATAAAACATCTAAAGATTATAATATTATGAAAGATCAAGATTAGTTAAGTTATAAAACTCTATACAGCCTTTATCACTCCAAATCTTTTTAGCATATACAGTGTGAATATGAGAATCCTCTTCTAAAAGTGCGTCCATTAAACCTTTTAAGAGATTATCTATATCAGGTCTTTGTTGATGATTTTCTCCAAGCATTTCTTTTTTCTTTTTAACACTCCAAGACTTAGGCATTGGTATATGAAAATAACAATATATTTCATTTCCTAATTTAAAATCATTCTTAAAAGCCCATTCTTTTATATCATGTTTATAATCCCAATATTTTAAAACAATAGGTCTTTTTTTCCAAGAATCAGCTTGAGTCATTCTTGGTTTTGCCATTCCTTTCTTGTTATAACTAATCAACTATTTTAGCATTTGGTATAAACCCTCTTTCACCTCCATTGTTTTCAATGTTTTGAGTAAGTATCTCTATTCTATCTGTTCCATCATAAACCAATCCTACCATTTTATTTATTCCTTTTTCTTCAAGACCTTCTACCATGTCTTTAAGACCTTTTACATTTATAAATTTACCACCTTCAGCATTACCTTGAGCTTTTAAATCTATACAAACTCTGTATTGTTCATTGTTATCAATAGAGATTACTTCATTAGCTGTTTTTGCTTTTGTTTTCTTCATTTTCTTTAATTTTTAATTTATGATTATATTTTTCCAAACATATTGCGTGTACTATACCTCCATCATTTCCTTCTCTTCTGTTACAAACACATCCTCTAAATTTTTTATCACACTCTTTACACAATTCTTTATAGTTAGGATCATGTAAGTTAGACATCTTTTTTGTTCTTTAATTTTTCCATCATAGATTTAAGTCTAGTTTCTACTGCTCCATCTACAGATGAGTCATAAGTCCCCCAATCTCCTGGCCAGACTTTAATTCCTTTTAATCTTCTTTTAGTTTTTATGTTGTCTTGTTTTCTTCTTTCAACATAATCCTCGTAAGATTCATTTTCTTGTCTTTTCATACTCTTCTAAATTTTCAAATAATTTATTTTTATAACCATAATTTGCACTTAAACAAATTTTTACAAGCTTAACAAAAGATTTTATAAAATTAATCATTTTTTTGTCTTTTTATTTTATCTAACTCAAATTGTAAGTGAGCTATTGCTTTTGTTAAACATTCCACAGGATTATCATGCTTTCTATATGCTCGTAATATGTAAGTTGTGGCGGTTGCACAGTGGTAAGAAAGTTCAAAGTTATCACAAACCTTTCTAGCTTCATAACCTTCTTTACCTTTATAATAATCAGGCACTCTACTGTCACTCATAATACCTCCAGTCCTAGTTTTACCATTATACTGATCTGTATTTCTATCTTTTTCATAATAGTATTCATTGTGTTTATCTGTTGGTTTCGCCATATTGTCCTTCAATTTCTATGTTAATTATTTTAATATCTACTTCTGATTCTGATTTACCAATTTGTCTTAAAATTTTACCTTTGATGTGATTATATATTTTATCCTTATCTTTAGATAAAGCAAAAGTGTCAATAGTATCATTTTTTATCCGCGTTTTAATGTAATTACTTCTACTACTGTTTCTGTATTCAAAATCAACTAATACTCTGTAAATTGGTTTTTTCATCTATTTTTTCAAGTAATTGGTTTGGAGTGTATATAGGAAGATTGTCATTATAATTTTTATATATACAAGTAAAATTTTCTTCTTTACCCATATTCCAAGTCCATAATACTTTTGAATTATTTTTTACTTGATTTCTTAAAAGTGATTTTATAGTGCCGTATTTCATTTGTCAAAGTTAATAAAATTATTTTAAAAACTCCATTGTTCTGATATTGCTTTAGCCATACCCTCAAATGTTTTACTTCTTAAAGTTCTACGCTCTTCAGGAGTTTTTGAATTTGACAATGCATCAGCATACCATTTAGGGTGTGATTTTCCGCTTTTATAAAAAACTTTTTCTCCTTTTCCTACTATATTTGTTGGGATTAGTAAAGGTAAATTCTTCAACCATAAACAAGTTGTTTTAGTAGCTTCATCTCCAAACATATAAGGTTGTACAATTTGATTTGGCTTTCTAATTTTAGTGGAAATTACACTAACAGGATTTTCTAAAGCTATTCTTTTAATAGGTGAATCTAATAATTTTTGAACAAAAGCTAGTGCTTTATTTTGATTTTTGAGTCTTTCCTGGTTCACACTTCCATCTTTATTATACATCCATCTAGCTCCACTAACTGACAAAAACGTACAAGGAGGGTGTGCAATCATCATATCATATTTACCACTATAAGCTTCTTTTATTGCATCTCCTTTGATATGCCATTCAGGTTTACCTCCACTACAATCCAATAAATCACATGAATATGCTTCATGACCTAATTCTCTAAACTTTTTAGTAATTGTTTGTGATTCTTCACAGGCTATTAATATTTTCATTTTGTTAATTTTAATATTTCTTTACATAATTCACTTGGCACAATACTTCTTTCGTAATTTCCTTTTAATCCTTGTGTTCCTGTTTGTGAACCTCTAGGAGCAGGTTGATGATGACAATTAGTATTTCCATTAAAACACATTGGTCTAGGAGTCCATCCATCTGTATAAAACAAATCATTAAGATTATTTGACCAAATATCTGTTGGCTTCATTCTGTTTTCTCCATATTGACAATAACATATAGTTGCTTTAGGCATTCCCTTCATAACATCTAGTTTTCTTAATTTTCCTCTAGGGTTTTCAATATAATACTTAATGTCAGGATTAATACTTAAATAATATCTAATTATTTCCAATGTTTTTTCTACTATCTTAACACCCAAAACTGCTTCCTTTGTTTTTGGAGTATTATCTTTATTCCAATGATGTCCTATACTTGCAACAGAAAAATAAGTGCATGGAGGACTTGCCCAAATTACATCAGGAATAAATTTTATTTTTTTATAATCAAAATCTAATATATCTGTTACATAATCTATATTATCAAAATCATTTATATCTACTGAAAATGTTTCATAACCATACTCTTCAGCAATCTTACTAAATGATCTACTACCTGCAAATAATTCTAATACTTTCATATCTATTGTTTTAGTTCTTTAATTCTCAGTTTAGTTTCATATAAGATACTTTCAATCCTTTCAGTTGGTGTTAGCTCACGAGATAGGTTTATTAAAATGACTGCTGATTCCAACTCCTCAAT